ACAAGCCAAGTCTAATATTGTAAAGGTTTCTACGATAGATTGAAGGAAGTTGGATTGCTGGGTGCTTGAATCGGCAGAATTAAGATTTTCTATAATAGTTTGTAAAAATTGGGCTGCTTGGGTACTAGAATCTGCAGGATTGAGGTTTTCAATAATACTAAACAAAACAACTAAACCAGCTGTATAGCTATCTGCCAAAGTCTGGTTTTCTGTAATAGAAGCTGCAAACTGGGCGGCAATAGTTTGAATCTCTGCCAAAGTTATATTTTCAGTAATACTGGACGCAAATTGAGCAAGAATTGAGGGGGTGTCGGCTAAAGTACTATTTTCTGCTATGGTTTGTACAAAAGCTGATTGCTGGGTATTTGAGTCTTCTACTGAATCTATGGGTTCTGAGCGGGCTTGTAAAGCGGCAAAATACGGTACGGGGTCGTCTGCTATTGTTTGGTTTTCTGTTTGCACTGCAGCAAATTGGGCAGCTATAACAGGGGTATCGGCAGGGTTAAAGTTCTCAGCTATGCTTTGTAGGAACGTTGATACTTGGGTACTTGAATCGCCAGAAGTTATAGTTTCTGTTGCACTGCCAAAGTAATTAACCCCAGCATCGTTTATTACGTCCGCTATTGCGTTAATACTTTCAGTTACTGCTTGGTTATAAGCAAAAATCTGACTACTAGAATCCGCTGCATCTATGTTTTCTAGCATTGTTGCGGTAAAAGCTGTCCCTGCTAACGAAGCAAATGGTACTTGAGCAAAAGACGAAATTCCAAACACTAAGTTACCTCAACCCATTGTTTGGTTGTTTCATTCCAGTCATAAACACCACCATCATTAGGATAAGGAACTGGAGCAGTCCAAGTCCAAGTAGGGGCAGATATAGTCCAAGATGGGAAAGGTTGGGGTTGATAAAAAACATCATTTACAGAATCATAATCACCTCCAATATAAGCGTAATTTGCCCGTAGGGGTACTACATTTGGAATGGGTTGCCAATTTGTATCATATTGAATTCCACCTCTAGCATATTTATCTGTTTCAATCCAAGTTCCGGGAGATGTATCTTGAAAAGTATCAAAATAGCTAGGATCACAGACCATTACATCAATAACTTTTCCATTAAGTGTTTTAGCAAAATAAGCCATATATACCTTTAAACCGTAAATGAACCATTAGTAGTCCAGAAATAAGTGTGCTTACCACCAGTATTAGAGTAAGTAACTGTTCCAGTAGTTGATGTAAATTGAGCAAAAGTATTTGCGTAAGAAATACCCACTGCACCATCAGATCCAGTTCCGCCAGCACGATAACCTCCACCACCACCACCAGCACCGCTTCCACGACCCGTTGCAGAAGCACCAGTAGAGTTAGCGCCTCCATTTCCACCACCGCCAGAACCGCCTGTACCATTACCGCTTCCACTATTACTTGCACCGCCACCACCGCCAGCATAAGTTGTGCCGTTATCCCAAGCTGTTCCAGCACCTCCGTTGCCACCGTTAGAAGTAGAGCCAGCTGCACCTGCAGCACTTGCGCCACCGCCACCACCACCACCATAAGCTCCACCAGCACCGCCACCAGTACCGCCGTTGTTTCCTTGACCTGATGTTCCTGAACCACCTGAACCACCGCTATAACCTCCACCACCACCTGAGCCGCCGCTTTGACCATTTCCAGCACCTTGGCAACCGCCACCACCACCACCTACGGATGAAATGCCATTAAATGTAGTTGTGCCGCCATTGCTTCCTACGGCTGGACCACCTGAGCCACCACCACCACCACCGCCAATGGCTGTAATGGAGTAAGTAGAGCTAAGGCTAACAGATTGTGTCCCAGTTAAATAACCGCCAGCACCGCCACCACCTCCGCCACCAGAACCAGCACCGCCTCCACCGCCACCAGAAATAATTACATAGCTTACAGAAGTTGGCGCTGGTGCAGGAGTTGTAATGCTATTTGATGCCGCACTTGCAGAACCTGTTCCAACGGCATTAGTCGCCGTAACTGTAAAGGTATAACTTGTGCTACCTGTTAAACCACTTACTGTAATAGTTCCTGAACCAGCTTGACTTAATGTGCCTGTAATGCCGCCGGGAGAAGAAGTAGCAGTGTAAGAAGTAATTGCAGTTCCACCGTTAGAAGCTGGAGCAGTATACGCAACAGTTGCAGTTGTAGCTCCAGTAGCGGTTGCTGTTCCAATAGTTGGAGCGCCGGGTACTGAATATGTTGTTACCGCAGCACTTGCAGTACTTGCGGCTCCAGTGCCAACAGCATTTGTTGCCGTTACTGTATATGTATATGCTGTATTGTTTGCACCGCCAGTAGCTGATATTGGAGAAGAAGCGCCTGTAAAAGTTGAACCCCCGGGGCTACGAGTAACTGTATAACTTGTAATTGCAGTACCACCAGTACTTGCAGGTGCAGTAAAAGCTACAGATTGTGTACCCACTCCTGTATTAGTGGCACTTACGCTTGTTGGGGCGCCGGGTACTGACCAAGTAGTAATGCTGTTAGAAGCGGAACTTGCGGCACTGTTACCAGAAGCATTTGTAGCATAAACAGTAAAGGTATATGCAGTATTGGTAGTTAATCCAGTAACAGTAATAGTTCCAGATCCTGCTTGAGAAACTGTACCCGTTTGACCGCCCGGACTTGCAACTGCTGTATAAGATGTAATTGTCCCGCCCGTAAATGTTGGAGCTGTGTAAGTTACTGTTGCACTTGTAGAGCCTGTTGCTGTAGCTGTACCAATAGTAGGAGCTGCAGGAACCGCTGAAAATGTACTTAGTGTTTCCCAACCATAAACAGTTGTATATACTTCAAGCGCATTAAAAGTGGTATTAAACCCAGTTAAACCGTTAACTGGAGATGCTGGTCTACCCGCAGTAGTCCAAGTAGGCAACGAAGCTCCACCAAGAGACGCAAGACCACCTAATGTATTTGCATATGTCATTTATTTAACTCCGCCTTTAATGCTTTAACTTCTGCAGATAATTCTTTTACTGCCTCAATAAGTAAACCAACTATGTTGCCATAAGCCACTGATTTATAACCTTCTGGGTCTTCGTGTACCAACATTGGCAAAATCTTTTCTACTTCTTGCGCAACTACACCAATTTCCGGTCTGTTGTTACGTAAGTAAGATACACCACGTAAGTTTTCTACGGTTTTAACAGCGTTTGTTAGGGTCTGGATGTTTGACTTTAAACGCTCATCAGAAGACGAAACCATAGATACAGCAGTTAATGCGCCAGTATTGGCGTTATAAGAAACAGCATTGGTGTTAGAAATAGACGCTGTGGTTAACGAGCCAGAGGTTGAGGTTGTACCAACAACATAGTAAGTACCAGCAGTTGTAGTGCCTGTAATAGTTGCACCAGCAGCTGCAGCCCAAGTAGGAGCACCGCTTGTAGTTGCAGTTAAAACTTGACCCGTAGTACCAGCAGCGGTTACGCCTACAGCGGATGTACCGTTTCCATAAAGAACACCATTTGCTGTAAATGTAGTTGCGCCTGTACCGCCATTAGCAACTGCCAAAGTTCCAGTAACGCCGGTTGTTAAAGGCAAACCAGTACAGCTAGTTAAAACTCCAGAAGTCGGTGTACCCAATAAGGGTGTTACTAAAGTTGGAGAAGTGCTTAATACAGTATTACCTGAACCTGTTGAAGTTGTAACGCCTGTACCACCATTAGCAACTGCCAAAGTTCCAGCAACAGTAACCACCCCTGTAGATGCGGTAGAAGGTGTTAATCCAGTAGAACCAAATGAAATGCTATTAACTGCGGTTGTTGTAGCTAGAGAAGTAAATGTCACTACTTGAATTAAATCCCCTGCAGTTGCGCCAGAAGCTAAAACAATAGCTGTACCACTTGTAGCTGTATAGTCGGCTAAACCTAATTTAGAACCGTTACGATAGACACCTTCTACAAGACCAACAGTATAAGTAACTGTAAAAGAAGTTTGACTAGCAGTAGCAGTAAAGTCGGTAATATTAAGAACACTAGAACCACCCGGAGCAGACCAAGAAGCTGTTGTACCGTTAGAAGTTAAAACATACGTACTGGCGCCAATACCAAGACGGCTTGCAGTATTTGTACCGGTACCAATAATTAAATCACCGGTAGTAGTAATAGGCGATAAGTTATTAAATGCTGTAGTTGCAGTAGTTCCAGCAGTTCCACCAGCGGCAATAGGTAAAGTACCGGCAGCTAAAGCGGAAGAAGATGTTGAGTAAAGAGCATTATTAGCTGCGGTAAATGTAGTTAGTCCTGTACCACCATAAGCCGGTTGTATTGTTCCGCCGTTCCAAGTGCCGTTTGTAATAACAGTAGAACCAAGATTAAGAGCGTTAGTACCCCAAGTGACGTTTTCAGGAAGGAACCCATGTACGTCCCATGTACCTGCGGTAGTTCCGTTAGCCAACAATACAAGTTCAATGGCGCCACCAGAAGTAATTGTTCCAATAGAACCAGTGGCATAGTCTTGAAGCGTTAACGTACCTGTTGCATTGTTATTAAATACAAACGCTACACCTGTAGTCAGGGTAGTAGCATCAGGCATCGTATAAGTTTGAGTACCAGTGCCGTTTAATGTTTGAGAATAGGTAGAAGCTGCTGTTAAAGCCGTTGTACCCCCTGCCGCTGAAATAGATGTATTGGCTTGGTTAAGTCGGTTTACTGCTACGTTTTGATTTGCGTCCCGTAACATAACCGAGTTAGCGCCACTAGAAGCCGTTACGCCTGTGCCACCATAAGCAACACCAATAGTTGAGCCATTCCAAGTACCAGAAGCAATTGTGCCTAATGGTGATACGTTTCCAGAAGCATCTTCATATACAGACTGGCTAGAAGGGTACGTAACAAATACAGTAACTGTGCCGCTAAATGTAACTGCAGATCCTGAGTTGCTAGACGATAAAATAGTTGTGCGAGTTAATGTTGGGCCTGTAGTTGAATACGTGCCAATACCTACTTCCCAATTGCCAGAAGTATCTGTAGCTCCATAATAAGTAGTATTACCGTTACCGACAACGGAGAAAGACTGATACCCTGTAACACTTCCGCTTAATGTAAAACTTACGGTTGTATTAGCAGTACCAGTCTGTTGGACACGATCAAACAGCGCCAGAGCCATTTAGGACTCCTTAGCTTGTAGCAGTTGTGCTGTAAGTAACGCTTACTGTGTCGCCTGCAGTTGTAGCTTTAGCTGTAGAGAAGTTACCTTCAGAGTACAAAGTACCTGCTGTAGAGCTTTGTGTACTAACAGCGCCAGATCCAGTAACCAAGAAGCAACCATAAACAGTACCACCAGCACCGGTAATAGTGTAGGTAATAGCCGTTGCGGTTGAAGTAGTTACGTTAGATGGTGTAGATCCTGATGAAGTAGACGCCGCAAATACTGCTGTACCACGAACTGCAGAACCACCAACTGTGTAGTTAGTAAACTCACCAGCATTAGTAGTAACCAAAGTAGTCATTGTATCTGTTGCTGCTGGGGTCAAGCTAACTTTAGTCAAGCCTAAAAAAGGTCCAACTGTAGTGTATGTGCCAGAAGTACGTAATAAAGTATCTAGCAATAACTGTTTACCAACGGCAACTACTAAGTTAGGAAACTCTTCAGTCCACTTTAAATTACCCTGTGCATCACGGCACTCAACATGGTAATAGCCTTCTACGCCCATACCTTCAGGGATACTGGCATTTGCTTGTAATGTTGCTACAGCGTAATCGCCACAGCTTCCAGATTCTTTGTGCATAAAAACTCCTTAATTGGAAAAACGGATAATAGCGTTAGCGGCATTATTCGTAGGAAACGTTATTGTAAAACTTGTTGTAGGGGTTTTGTCCGCCCCAAAATCCAAAACTGCCACTGCTGCATTAGTTGTACTATTATAGATTAAAGCACCCCTAACAGTAAAGGAGGCTGGGTTCCAAGTTACTGTAGCAAAAGACAAATATGCCGTATAGTCATCAGTCTGTGGAGGTATAACAGTAAGAGTTTTGCCTCCTGCTGTATATCCAGTACCCACCACTTCACCCGTAGTTGTATAGGTTAAAGTTGATTGGTTTAAGTCCGCATTGGCGGTATATAGGGCTATTTTATAAACATATGATGTACCAGCCGCAAAGTTCTCTAAAGCACTTAAGCAGTTTTTCTTGAAAATTGTGCATTGGCCTTGGGCTATTGTCATGGTTTAACCTGCCCAATTCTGTATTGCCCATCTCTGTAAGCATCACCGCGCTCAAGACCAGAACCAAGACGATTAAGTTGGGCTAGTGCTTCGGTGTATTTTTCTTCATAGTACTTAATTAAATCTTGCTCGCCCTTCATAAATAACATGGCTTCTCGCATTGCACCATAAAATAGGACTGGATCATAATTGTCACCAAGCCAGCTAGTGCCTGCAGTATTGTTAACAGCGCTTACGGGTATCGCAAAGCCAGAGCCAGAGCCACCAATATAAATATTAGAGCATGACAATACATCTCCAACAACATAGAAGTTACCGCTATTTTTAATGGTAACGGAAGTTACCGCTTGCCCAGAAACAGTAATATTAGCCGTAGCTCCAGAACCTGATCCACCAGTTAAAGGCACATTGCTGTAGTTACCGTTGGTATATAAAGAACCGCTAGTAATAGTACCAACACCAGAAATAGCCCCTTGTACAATAGATATTGGATAATAAAAATAATGAAGTTCCGTGGTGTAGGAACTGTCAGGGGTTGGTCCTACAATAAAAGACAGCTCATTAGCGTTGCTATACTGAGAACCAAACAAAGCGTAATACTTAGGAAACCCAGTAGATGTTGGTATTGGGTAGGCTTCACGAATAAAGTTTACATCTTTATTAAGTAAATATTTGTACGAACCATCTGTATCAACAACAGCTATTGAATAGGTAGATAAATAGTCATCAGGGCAAGATAAATATTTATTGCTAGCCGTAAGCGTACCCGTCACGTTTTTGCGTAACGATGGGATTTGAACCGAGTTATAAATACGGTCTTCCGCTTCCATTACAAAGCGTGGGATATTCCCTACAAATAGAGATTCCGTATTCTCAGAATAGTCTTGTATTGCTTGATACAGCTGCACATAATTCATTAGGGTTTACCCTTAAGCCATTGGACCACGAGATGTAAAGCCTTTAGTTGCTGCGCCGTGACCACGTTGTGCAATACCAGAAGACTTGATTTCATCCATTTGGCTTTTAAATACTTGGTCGCCAACAGACATTTTAATTGCGTCTACGCCATTGCCTTTTTTAGTAACGCCTTCTTTAACATCAAGATTTTTTCCTGACATAGTATGCGGAGCAGCATAAGTAGATGCAGGACCTACCTCTTTACCGCCTTTTTTCATAGAAAATTTAGCCATGATTATCT